TATTACCAGTATAAATATATAACTCCATTTGTACGCTAGTTATTGTATTAGCGGCTGGTGTTACTTTTAAATAATACGGACTTCTCACATTTATCTTAGTTGCCATTATAACATATTTTTAATATCTTCTCCAAAAGCATCTTGTAAATCTTCTGGTAATCTTTTAATTGCTCTTTCAAAAGGTTTTGTAAAAAACAAACTTGGTTTAATTCCTTTTTCGAATATACTTCTAGATATTAAAAAACCTATAGTATTATAGTTTCCTTTTTTAAACCTTCCTTTGTCGTCTCTTAATCTTATATTTTTTTTCTTAGCCCATTGTGCCAAAGGTCCAATAGGTGGTTTTTTGTTTTTATAACTAAAAGGCGTATCGTATTTCTTTTTCTTACCACTAACACCCTTATCTTGAAACATACCGTAGTCTTCCATTTCAAAATATAGTCTAAAGCCAGCAGGAGACTCATCAATAAAACCTTGCAACGAATTGTAAAGTTTTTTATCAACATTCTTTTTCCCTTTTGTAAGGTTAGTACGAGCTTGTTGTATAACATACTTTTTAAAATCATCTAAAGCTTCTTTAGTTCTATTTAACATATCGTCATATCGTTTTGAACAACAACATCAAATGTAGCTGTCCATCCTGCTAATTTATTTTCAAATCTATCTACAAATGGTTCACATGATACATCTCCGGATAGTTGATACTTTTCTACATACAAATCACCACGTTTTAATATAGAGCTTAATCTAGTTAATAAGGCTAGTTGAGTATTTAATATGTCTTGCTCGTTATCATTGCCTCTAAAAATATCCGTAGTACTTTCTTTAGATATATCAACAATATCCATAGCTAAAACAGATATATTAAAGTTTAATGTTTTTTCTTGAACAGTTGTATTATTTACTATAATATGAGATAAAGGAAATATACTTTGCTTATTTAAATCTACATCATCTATATTACCATAAGTAACTGTATTTACAAATGGCTCAGCATCTAATGTTTCTTTTATTTTTTTCAATACATTGTAAAAACCTGTCATCGTTTCATTTTTGATTTTATTCTCTTAGACTCAATTTCATTTTTTTCTTTTGTAAAAGCTAAGAACATTAAGCACTTGTGAAAGTTTGTGTTTTCAACCTGCTCAAATTCTTTAAGGCTTCCTCCAGCGATTGCCCATATTGATTGGTACCATCCCCATTTTCTACCGAAGTTAGATGTTTCGCTATAGTCTTGTTCCCCTCCGTTTTCAAATAACTCAGGGTAGTTTTTAATAATTCGCTGCTTAAATTGTAAAAAAAAACAATGGAGCTTAAAGCAACACCTAAAGGCATTTTGGTCATATCGTACTTTTCGTCCTCGTAGTCTACTATATTATATGAGTCTCCTTTAGTATCTGTTATTGGTCTATAGAGTACTTCCATTGCTTTATGCATATTGCTCCAATCAGCAAAATAAGTATCTAATGTGACATACTCGCCAAATGTAATATCATCAAGCTTTGGTACAAAACCGAACTCTAAGCCATCCATTTTAAATTTATGTATTAGCTTACTGTCTTTGCTAAATAGCTCATTAAAATGGTCTATAATGTTTACTAGGTCCGTATATCTAATGTTTGCTATATCTTTCAAGTCTATCTTGCAAAATATCTCAACCATCTTTTGTTGTATAAATAAGTCCTGCTCTTTATCTTTAGCAATAGCCAAAAACTTTTGGTATTGACCTAACGTTATTTCGTTTAAAGAGTCTGGTATAAAAACATCAATCTTCATATTTATATAATAAAGATTTGAGCATACTGTATAAAGTGAAAAGGTGACCGAAGCCACCTAATCTAACAAATCAAACAAACTATAAAAAAACTATCCTCGTCTATAGATTTGGATATAAAGATCTAAAATGGCATCTCTTAATTGTCTTTGAGTATACCATTGCTTACCAAGCTTTTTAATACCTTGGTTATTTAATTCTATCTTGCACCAATTCTTACCATACTTAGAACCGTCTGAGTAGGTTTTCTTAAGTGGTACTGCATATATAGTTATTCCTTTTTTAATACACCATCTCATTGCGCTGAAGCCGTGCGTATTGTCTATATATTTTTTTGTATGCTCTATCCTCTTTTCGAAAGACTTTGATGACGCCATTATTGTTTACTGTTATTAGTCCAGTTTTTAATAGCTTTATCTTGTCTTGTTTCAAAGTGCTTAATAAGTTCATCTTGTTCTTTTATTATTTTCCTTAATGTTTCTGCTCGTCGTTGTAATGCTTCTGCTAATCTCATAATCCCATCCATTTATCAGCGTGAGCACATAGTTGACAGAACGTACATACTAATCCAAAAGCAGCTACGTATATTATCGTATCGAATATAAAGTTCTCTATCTTACGTTTCATAATGTTTGTTTTAAAGGGGGATTGCTCCCCCCTGTTTGTTTTTAGTTATTTATAAAAGTGCCTTTTTTCCATTCGTGGTCTATAAATTCACCTTCTAAAGACATTGTTAAATCGCCTTGTTTTGTTACGTAAAACTGTGCGTTAGGAAGTGACTGTCTTACTCCTTTTATAATTTGTGTTTTTGAATAATTCATAATGTTTGTTTTTGTTTGTTTGATGGTACAAATATATAAACATCTTATAAACAAAAAAACTATTTGCCTAATTTATACTCATTATAAATAAGCTACCAGATATGGTATTCACCCTTGTTAGGGTTTTCAAGCTGACTTGTTATAGCATACCTCATAGCATCGATAGCATGATTGTAAGCATCGATAGGTTTATTAAGTGTTGCTCCTTGCTTGTCAGTCATAAATATATAATTCCTAAGCTCGTTGATTAAGTTAGAGCTTCGGCTAGTTATATATACCTTGTTCTGATTTATTAGATTGATACCATACATAATACTATCACGTCCTTTCTTTACTGGTAGCACAGAATGGCCATAGTGGTTTAATTCAGCTATAGACTTAGGCTCAGCACTATCTGCATATATAATATCTTTTATCTCGTTTGCTTTTAGTAGGTTGCTTATCTCGCTATTTAACAATCCTTTCTTATAGACTATCTCGTCAAATATATAAGCATCGTTGTATTTATACATTGCTACTAAAGATGTAGGGTCGTTGCTATATCCAAAGTCCATACCATAACATAATACCCTAGCATCGTTAGGCATATCTATTTCTTTCCAGTCAGTTATACATACACCTTCAAGACTACCTGTTTGGCCTAGTCCATATACTTTCCACCAATTAGACCAGTATGTACTTGTCTTTGCTTTTTCTTTAGCTGACTCTATTTCACGTATTATTGTTTCTGGTAATGCCTCGTTATCTAAATAGGTAAGAGTAATAAAGTCTACATCATTATCGTGTATAACTTCCTTGTCTACCCAGAATGAACTAACCGGATTGTAGTCAAGCCATATATCACCTGATGTTCTAATAGCTAATTGATAATAAGAGTCAAATGGTACGTTGTTACACTCATTGACATATAGTATATTTCGTCTTGCTCCTCTTAGCTTATCCGGCTGGTCTACCGAAAAGAACTCAATATAGCTACCGTTTGTAAAGTTGTATTTTAACGTTGACTTATTAAACTGGCTATCTCTGTATCTATTAGTAGCCATCATTATTTTAAGAAAGTCTTTTAATGCACCTCTACGAAGATGAGGTATCGACTCTGATACTATAGATATTTCTAATCCTGGTTCTCTTATTGCTTTGTCTATTAGTATTGGTATAATGCCGAATGTCTTACCAGCCGACGTACCGCCTCTAATAACCTTTACACGCTTTCTAAGAGCATATAATTTCTTTATTGCAGTAGTTACAACAAACTCCATTAAAGCTTCTTAGAGTTCAAATAAAGGTTGCTCAGTATTAAGCGTAATGTCTTTTGTCTCTTTAGGCTTACCAGCATAGTAATGATAAAACAATTGTACATACTTAAAATCACCTTGTTCAATACCAGCTTCTAATGCCTTAAATGCTTTGTCTTCTAATGGTGTAAGTCTTTCGATTAACTTAATCTCTTCGGCTTTTGGTTTCCTACCAGCTCCTTGTCTTGCTCCACCGTTATTTATTCTACCATCCATTTGAATTAGATTGTTTATTCAATTAAATAATAAAAAAAAGGTTTAAGTGTTAAATACAATAAATACCAAAGGCTAATCGTTACTAACAGGAGTATCGTCCATACTATCTTTTTCATCTTTTGGAAGTTTATCTAATATAGCTTGAATCATCAAGTATAATTGTGTAACTGTTTTCTCTAAGTTCTTTATTCTTACTATTTGGCTTTGTCTTTTTTCCATTAGCTTATTTGTGTTGCGTTAGCTTGATATATCTTTGTTTTGTCATTACTTTTCCAGTTATATCCTTTTATTATTAGTTTTACTCTACTCTTTATATCTTCTACCTTATCCATCGGTAAGTCTTTTAGTAGTTCGTATATAAAGTTTATCTTGTCTTTCTTGCTATTTAATTCATATAAGTCCATCTTAGCTTTAAGTAGCTCTCGTCTTAGTTCCATTACGTCTATATAGTTTTCTACTTCGTCTAATGTCTCTAGTTTATATACTACATTCTTAAAAGCGAATTCTAAGTATTTATTTTGCTTTCGCCATAACTCAAAGTTCTTTAGTCCATGTAATACCGTAGCATGATTTTTATCTACTGTTCTTGCTATTGCTGCTAATGTTAAATTAGAAAAGTTTTTTAATATAGAATAAAACATTGCTCTCGCTTCTACTACTTCTCTTTTTCTAGTAGGTGAGTCAACATCATACCCATACTCTTGCTTTACTAACTCTTTTATTTTCTTAATGTGTAAATCTTCCATTTATCAAATTTATCTTATCTATGAATTGACTTAATGTCAATACTTTTATTTCTTTTAATGCTCTGTTTATACCTTCGCAAGCTTCGAAGTCTTCTATCTCTTCATATATAGAAAGTATGATTGTTAGTTCTTTTATTGTACTACCTTCATATATGCTATTATATGTTAACTTATAAAAGTGGTCGCTATAGTGTTCCTTTGATAACGTACTCATTGAGTTCTTGCTCTTGCTTTACAAAGTATGTTTCAAATACCTTTAGTCCATATTCTAATTTTGCTTTACCTGACTCGTAAAAATCTTTACTAACCTCATAATATCCAAGGTCTCCAGTACCTTTGTCTATAGCAAAAAAGAAAAAGTCTTTATAGTCTATATTAAATAAGTTACAATATATGTATACTTGTACATCATAACCATATTTCTTAGCCGCATAAGGAAAAGCACGTAAGTCTGATGTTGTTTTTAAATCAGCTAAATAATTAGAACCAAGTACATCTGCTTTTGCTCTAAACGGATAGCCATTAAGAATATCAAAGCCTGGTTGTTCAAACTTAGCATCTCTTGTTAATCCTTGCCATATATCGTTTTGCAATAAAGCATCGACAGAATACATAGCTTTGTCATACATTTTTCTTGTAAATACAAAATTAGCACTACCTACCTCAGCTACTTTTTCTTTATATTTTTTAGTAGCTTCAGATTGCACCTCGACAACATGACATAAAGTATCTAACTTTTCTGGCTCTAATGCTCCTAAGTGTATAAGCCTACCCATCTTAAAAGCTCCAGAGTCTGATTTGTAATTTAAACTTCTAGCATACTCTCTTGGTGAAGTTATCAAAGACTTAATAGCCGATGAGCTTAAAGCATACTTACCTAGTTCGCCATAATAAAAACTATCATCGTACATCTTACTTAATAAAGCTGGTTTGTCCCATACTTTACCATTTAACAATTGTATCTTCTCGGCTCTACCTGACTTTGCATGTATTGACTTAATCTCATCTACACTTAACCAACAACTATCGTCACCGTGAAAAGAACCATTTAGACTACAATGCAAAGCGTGTAATTGCTCTTCGGTCTTAAACTCATAAGACTCATCTTTGATTATTATTTTTAATCCTTGTTTTGCCCAGGTTTTAAAACCTACTTTTGGCGTTTTGAATGTAACATGTTTCCATGTTGATTTTTTAGTTACTATTCTCATTATTTATCTTTTACAAATGTTCCATTTACCATATTTCCAGTTCGATGGCATATTTCATCGTAAGCGGAAGTAATACAATACTCAATATCGATACCACGAATAGCGGCAAGATTGGTAAGTACCACAACACAATCACCAATAGCGTCAACAAATTCATCAGTATCATCTTTAAGAATTGCTTGTGCAAGTTCGCCTGTTTCCTCAAGTAATTTAATATATTGTGTCTTAACATCTCCATTATCTATTATTCCTCTTTTTTCAGCCCAACGGCGTATTAATTTAAACTCAGTCATTATTATTTAATTTATCGTTATACAAATGTAAGTTGTGTGCGTGGTGGTAATACCAACCGATTTGGATATTTAATTCTTGTGCTACTTTTTGTTGTAACATAGAAAACTGATATTGGTCGTTGCAAAACCCATACCATAAATCATTTGACCTCATGTAAACAGACATACAAAGTTTGTTGTCTATAATAGTAAACTGTACAGCATAAGTACAAGGAGTATCATGTTTGTAGTTATCTATCTCTTTACCGTCGTAAATACTTATTGTTGCCTGTCTTGTTGTTTTATCTTTTCTAAGTATATCTATTACTTTATCTAATTGAGCTTCTCTAGACCATTGCCAGCCATAATTAGAGTTGACTGTACCATCTTCTCTTGCCATACGTTTCCATATCGCTGGTATCTTACCATATATCTCACCTAGTTTGTCTATATTATTATCAGCAGATAAATACCATTGCCATTCAGCATTAGCATATACCTCACTCCATTTTCTATAGTTAGTGTTAATACGGTTCTCAATAGGGTCTTCTATATAAAAACCAACATTGAATAAAGCTTTAGTATTATTAAAGTCAATACCGTTTTCTTGTATATCATCATAAAGATATTCGAAAGCTTCTTGCGCGTTATTAAATTCCATCCTCATATTCTTTTAAGTAAAATTCTAATGTCTCTGATTTTATATCTATCTTGCTACTATCTTTTAGCAAATATAAACTAATTTCACGGAATTCTTTATAAAGTTTTATAACTTGTTCACTAGGTACGGTATTTTTATATCTCTTACCGCCATTCCTAAAAAAATAAGGAAAACCAAAGTTAGCTCTACGACTAAGTTTATAGTACTTATCAATATCTAATATCTTATCAAATTGTTCTTTAGATAAATCTATTATCTCGCCTGTTATTTTATTTTGTACAAACCAATGTGAAGTAAAAAACTCATAGCCTTCTATATTCATAGGTATCTTATTTATACACCTAAGCTCATAATCAGAACCATACCCACCTAAATAATAAAACATAAATTGACTAATAGGAAAACAATAACCATAAGGGAATTCAATATCATAAAGCTCTTTAAGCTTAGCTATATTATCCGCGTGGTTAGTACCTGTATTTACATTTATATGTTTCTTAAATAAATGTTGATTATCATAAAAAAAGTTACTAAATAAATCGTATTTCATGTTAATAAAGTTTTAACAAATATAATAATTTAATTTTAATTAAAGTCTTTTAAATCTCTCCAATCTCTATATGAGTCTATTTTGCTTTTGTCTATAGTTGGTAACTTAGCATTTCCTGCTACACTAAAAAACCAATCACCTTGTTTACCATGCTTAACCATATAATCCCAGCCTTTAGAGTCATAAGAGTCTTCGCAATCAAACTTATCAGGTATCAAATCTGATTTGCTATTAAATGGTTTATGGTAAGAATAAAACTTTGCTCTACCAAGCTCGCCTTGTTGTATATTTCTAGCTACAGCAACAGCATTAAATTCAGTATCTGGTAAAGCTATTTGCATTGTTCTACTAAGTACGCCTGTAGATATTACACTCCACATCGTCTTAGGCTTTTCCTTGTCTTTAAAATAATCGTACATACATCTAATACCTCCAGCAATAACGTAAGGATGGTTTAACCCTAAAGGTACATAATAAGCACCTACCTTTTCAGCATACTTCTTTGCTAAACTATTAGCGTTAGGCATTGCTGCAATCCTTGCAAATAAAGGTTTAGCACCTAACTCAATACATAAAGCCTGGTGGTCACTAACTTCTTTAGACGAAGGCATAACTAATATTAAATCTAATCCATATTTCTTACATAACCAAGATAAAGAGATGCCAGCAAAACCACGTCTAGGCTGCACATACACAATCTTTTTAACACCTTGTCTAACTAAGTCTTGTATAAAAAACTCACCGCTTCTTGCTTTATAACCAACCTCGCAAGACTCTGACTCATCTATCACATTAAAACCATCTACTTGTTTTACGTTAAAATCACCAAAAGAGGACTTAAAATCTTTAGTTAAATCTAGATAATAATCTAAATTCATAAAACCCTGTAGGTCATTGTTGTCTTTATATGTCTGTTTGTTTATAAACATTGTTGTAATATTTTATTCCGTTATTAAATTCTATGTGATGTTTACTTTGAAAGTTATTCATATATCTTATAAAGTCGCAAGCAACATCTTCCATATCATATTTCTTACTATAGTTACCAGTTAACTCACAAAGATAATCTAAGCAATCATTTGTCATATCTAAATTACTACCAATACCTTTTGCGTTAGGGAATATTTGTTTTAAGCATTTTCTAGCATTAGAGCCAATATATACTTTACTGTCTCTTGATATTACATTTGGAAAATACTCGGCTAGGTCCATAGCAAAAGCACATAATACAAAGTTCTGTCTTTTATATCCTCTATCAATAAGCCATTTGTTTCCTATGTCTACTATCTGATAAATCTCCGGACTCCATTTAAGGTTTTCAGTAATATGTGTTACTAACTCTAAAGCATCTTCTTTAATAAAAGCATTTAATCCTTTAGGTATCATTGGTAGTAAGTAACCTTTGTTATCGCTAAACTTTTTATCTGGTAAATCTTCTAACCATTGCTCTTTAGTATATCTACCGTTTTTTATAGAGTCTACTATCCAAAAATTACCAAAGCCATGAGAGCCATAAGGTAAATCTCTTTTAGGTATATAGTTAATACCAGAGCCGCAAAGTCTAAATAAGTAAGATAAAAAAACAAAATCAAAATTAGTAAAAGTAGTATCTACAAAGTAATTACCATTACCTTTCGGGTCTTTGTCTTTTAGCATAATAGCCTCAAGTAAACTACTAAAAGCTGCATATCTTCTATTTACAACATCATATATTGGTACATGCCAAACCAAGTCGTCATTGATATCTTCTTTTGTCCAATTGTAACCTTCGTAAAGTCTTTGTTGGTTTAACTTAGCTTTCTTATAATAATCTTGAAATTCTACTAACATATAAAAGTATCTTTGTTTAAATATGAGTCTGGTCTTACGTGTACTGATTGTCTTGCTTCCATATCGTCAAAACTTAATGGGCTATCTAACCAAGGTTCTATAAATTTAAAATTATATACCTTAGAATGCTGACGCATATAATCATTAAACAAATTACGCATTTGCTCTCTTTGTTCTTGTGTACCAAAAAACGGTTTGTCTTTATATAAACCTGTACCAGGTATTTTCCTAGACTCATCTTCGATAGCTAATAAGCCTTGTATAAATACTTTACAACCAGTGTCTTTATTGTATTGATAAGCAAATTTCGCGTAGTCTTCGCATAGTTTTTCTATAGTATTTATAGGACTACTTTGACGCATTACGTGAAAACGTATGTCTATATTACCAAAGTACATATATAACTCTTTAAGATTATCTTTGTCATAATAACTATAAGGGTCTTTTAAAAAGCCGTGTAATGTTTTACCGTCAATCCTTTTTATATTATATCCTTTTTTAAATACAGACAAAGAATGCGAGTCACCTAATATAAGTTTGTCACCTGTCTCTGTATGCTTTAAGTGTACTTTTTTATCTGGTACTTGAGTTATCTCTTTACGCTTTAATAAGCCATCAAACTCAACCTCTTCGTTATAAGATATTAGCTTGCCTTTAAATATAGATAGTTCTTTTAATTTATCTATAGTAGCATCTTGTACACCTCCAAAAAAGTTCCATTGACCTTTCTTATAATTGATACCATTGTTGATAACTATATAATCATAGTTTTTAATATCTTTAGCATCATTTATAAAATCAGGATATACTCCGCATCTATCTTCTATAATACTAGCTAAGCAAAAAGTCCAACCAGCATTATGAGAGTTTAATCTTACTGGTATATTACCAAGTATATTTAGCATTGCTACCTTCATTATTCTCCGTTTTGATAGTTGTTTAATGCTCCTAAATAAGCTACTGCATCTAATAGATTGTCTTCTTTGTGGTTATAAGACTCTCTAGATAGCTTTAAAGCTACCATACATAGATACATATCTCTTGCGGTAATATGTTTGCCGGTAGTCGCTGTAGCAATAACAGCTGCTCTTTCCATACCTTTACTAAAAGGCCCGTACATACGTTCTTTTTCCTCTGAACGTTGATTGATTATTTTGTCTGCTTCCTTAAGTATATTCATTATTCGTAAGTTTCAAGTATTCTCTCTTCTAAGTCACCAATCAGTCTATCGTCAAATACATTATATATACCAGTCTCGCCAACAAATATATCATGTATCTCTACTGAAGGTGCTGAGCC